GTGGAGCCCGCAAGCGACGAACCGCAGGACGTGGAAGCGGCGGATTTTATCCGTAACTGGGTCGCCGAAATCGGCTTTGATCGCATTACCAAACTCATGCACTACGGCATTTTTTACGGCTATGCCGTGGCAGAATTAGTGTACCGCGTCAATGATGATGGCAAGTACGTGGCGGACGTCAAAGTGCGCAACCGTCGCCGCTTTCGCTTCACGCCGAAGGGCGAACTGCGCCTGCTTACCCGCGCCAATCAAACCACCGGCATTGAGTGCCCTGCGCCGTATTTCTGGAGTTTTTGTACCGGTGCCGACCACGATGATGAGCCGTACGGCATCGGCTTGGCGCACTGGTTGTATTGGTTGAGTTTTTTTAAACGTAACGGCGTCAAGTTTTGGCTCATCTTTTTGGAAAAATTCGGCATGCCGACGGTATTGGGACGCTACGGCAAAAACGCCAGCGAAGCCGACCAGAAGCGCTTGCTGGAAGCGGTGGAATCTATCCAATCCGACAGCGGCATTGTGATGCCGGCAGATATGCCCATTGAGCTGTTAAGCCAAGGACGCAGCGGCAACGGCTCATACAAGGAACTATTTGACACCATGAACGAGGGTATCCAGCGTGTCGTGTTAGGGCAAACCTCCTCATCCGGTGGCACGGCGGGACGTCTCGGCAATGATGACTTGCAAGAAAAAGTGCTGGAATCCATTATCAAAGCGGACTCCGACGTGATTTGTGAATCCTTTAATCGTGGTCCGGTGGCGTGGCTAACCGCCATGAACTTTGCCAATGCCCGCCCGCCGCGCGTGTTTAGAGTGTTTGACGAGGCGGAAGATCTCAACGAAAAAGCCAACCGCGACAAAGTCATCTTTGAAACCACCGGCTACCGTCCGACCTTAGGGCAAATCCAAGCGTCCTACGGCGGCGACTGGGAAAAGGCGGAAGAGCCGAATAATGATGACCCTGCACCAAAAGAACCCGCCAAGAAAACGGCGGATTTTGCGGGCGGGACGGAAAAAGACATCCCGGCCCACATGGTTGACCAGCTCGACAACAATCTGGCGCCGGTGATTGATAACTGGGTGAGCCAAGTGCGGGCGTTAGCCGAGCGCGCAGAATCTCTTGAGCAACTGCGCGATGAGCTGTTGACCGTGATGCCGGATATGAGCCTTGAGCAGTACACCGCCGCCATGGCGCTGGCGCTCAATGCGGCAAATTTAAGCGGGCGTGAAGCGGCAGCGAGCGAGGCGAACAATGAATAAAGCGACTTACGGGAGCGTGCCGTTTAACGAGCAAATTGAGTTTTACAAGCGCAAAATCCCGACCCCGACCGCCACATGGACGGACATTTATAACGCTGAGCATGATTATGCAGCAGTGGTTGCCGGCGCCAATCGGCGCGAAATCATTGAAGATTTTGCCGCCGCCATTAACGACTTTATCGCCAACGGTAAAACCCTCGAGGAGTTCCGGCAGGATTTTGACAATATCGTCGCCAAATACGGCTGGGACTATCACGGCGGGCGCAACTGGCGCAGTCGTGTGATTTACGAAACCAACCTGCGCTCCAGTTATCAGGCAGGCAGATACGCCCAACTGCAAGAGCTCAAAGAGGTGATGCCGTACTGGGAATACGTCCACAGCGACGCCGTAAGCCATCCGCGCATTGAGCACGTGCACTGGGACGGCTTGATTTTGCGCCATGATGATCCTTGGTGGCAAACCCATTTCCCAATCAACGCGTGGGGCTGTCAATGCACTGTTATCGGACGCAGTCAAGCCTACATGGACCGCAACGGGCTCAAAGTGGATAAAGCGCCCGCAATTGAGTGGGAGGAGCGCATTGTCGGCGCGCGTGGCTTGAATCCGCGTATTGTTAAAGTGCCGAAAGGTATTGACCCCGGCTTTGAGCACATCCCCGGCGCATCACGACTAAAAAGTCAAACCCCGCCGCCGTTAGACGACAACGGACAACCGCGCCGTGTGGAGTTTTACCCGCACCGCAAAGATACACCAATCCCAATGCCGACCCCGCGCAAGGTATCCAGCAGTTTATTGTTGCCGGAAGGCAAGGAAGACGGATTTTACATTAACGAGTTTTTGTCCGAATTCGGCGCGACAGTGGAAAAACCAGCGATATTTAAAGATGTGCTGGGCGAAAGTCTGGTGATCAGCGACGCACTGTTTACCTCGCGCAGCGGGCACTCCAAACTCAAAAAGCGTGGGCGTGAGGTGTATTTAAAACTCCTTGCGTTAGCGTTACAACAACCGGACGAAATCTGGACGCGTGCTGAGTATCATCACCACTTGAATTTAACTACCGTACGCCGTCGCTATATCGCCCGCTTTGAGCTGGACGACAGCGGGCACAATGTACCGGCATTGGCGGTGTTTGATGTGGGCAGTGACGGCTGGGACGGTGTGACGATATTTGCGCCGGAAAAAGACGAGTATTTGGAGCAGGTGCGCACCGGTGTGATGTTGTATTACCGGGACGACGAAGACTAAAAAACTCACCCGCCGCCACAAGTGAGTCACGCCGGGTGTGGGATTGGAGGTCCTGGCGGGGACTGCCCACCCGATGCGTTGAAATTAATATAGGACAAAATATGACCGCAGTCAACATTGAACTGGATATTAATGAGCTCGCCCGCGTAATTGATAATGCTGTGGCGACGTTAAACCGTCCGAAACTGATGTTTAGTGAGATGGGCGAAGAGTTGCTGGCGATTCATTTTGCGCGGTTTGTCGCACAGAAAGCCCCCGATGGCACGCCGTGGGAGCCGCTTAACGAACAATACCGCGAGAGCAAAAAGAAAAACGCCGACAAAATTTTGACCCTTGTCGGGCATTTGCGTGGTACACTGCGCTACCAAGCCGATGATGCCGGCGTGGTGTTCGGCTCGGACCGTGAGTATGCGGCAATCCATCAATTCGGCGGAACGATCACCGCAAAAAAAGGCAAAGCATTAACCGTCCTCGGCAAGCTGGTGAAAAGCGTGGATATACCGGCGCGCCCATGGCTCGGATTATCCGCCGACGACGAGCAACGATTGCTCGAAATCGCCCGCAAACACCTAAAAAACGGATTTAACGCGTAAAACGCGCGTACAGGCGTTTTAAGCGGGAAAACGATAAACTATACCCTGAATGCGTTTTAGCGTGTTTATAAACGCTTATAAACACGTTAAAAACGACATATCCCATCTAAATAATCCTGCATTTGCAAAATTACCCCTTTAACTGATTCCAAACGCGGAAAAAATACAAAATTCCTGCGCCTCGGCATACTGTGCCCATTAAACACACATCCGAGGTTATTTATCCGTGAAACTCACCAAAATGGAAATCATGCGTACCGGCACCCACACCGCCATGGATGGGCGCGAAATCCGCTTTACCGAAGCGGATTTAGTCGATTTAGCCGCACAATATGATCCAAAACTCTTTGAGTCGCCAATTGTCATCGGTCACCCCAATCTCACCGCCCCGGCTTACGGCTGGGTGAAACAGACCAGCGTGGAGGACGGCATACTTTACGCCCACGTGGGACAAGTTGACGCAGCCTTCGCTGAGGCGGTGAATGCCGGACGCTACAAAAAGCGCAGCGCATCCATTTTTTTACCGGAAACACCCGGCAATCCAAAACCCGGTCATCATTATTTACGTCATGTGGGCTTTTTGGGCGCAGTGCCGCCCGCCGTGAAAGGCTTGGCAGACGTGAACTTTGCGCAAAGCGAAGGCGGCGATAATGCGTTTGCCGACTTTGCCTTTGACGAATCCGAATCTGCTAACCCCAAACCACAGGAGAAAATCATGAACGAAGCAGAACAAAAAGCCGCCATTGAAGCCGCCGCCGCGAAATTAGCGGCAGACGAAGTGGCAAAAAAAGAAGCCGACTTTGCCGCCCGTGAGGCCGCTATTGCCGAGCGTGAAGACAAAGTGAAAGCCGCCGAGCAGGAAAAAGCCAAAGCGGAAGCGGAAAAACAGAAAAAAGAAGCCACCGACTTTGCCGATTCTTTGGTTAAAGCGGGCAAAGTTTTGCCGGCACACAAAGCGGGCTTGGTTGAGGTGATGGTGCAACTGGGCAACGCGCCGGTGTCATTTTCTGACGGCACACAAACCGTCTCTAAATCCTCCATCGACGTGTTAAAAGACGTACTCAACACCAAACCGGTGGACTTTTCGGAAAAATCCGGTGAGCCGGGCGAAAAAGACAAAGACGCGGTGGACTTTGCCGACGGTGCGTCTATCGCCAAAGCGGCGACCGCATATCAAGCGGAGCAAGCGAAAGCCGGCGTTGAAATCACAATGACCGACGCAGTTAATCACATTATGAAAGGAGCGCAAAAATGAGCAACACCCCTGAACTAATCATTGCTTACGTCACCGAAGGCAAAATCGAAGGTTATCGCATTGTTGCTTTTGGCGAAGAAAAAGACGGTGCAAAACAAGCCACTGCCGCCACCGACAAACTGATCGGCATTTCTACCCGAGTGCCGAAAGACCCGGGCGAACATGTGGATGTAGTGCGCAGCGGTTTGTATCCGGTGATGTACGGCGCGGAAATCAAACGCGGCGACGCTTTGACTACCGACGCACAAGGTCGTGCGGTAAAAGCCACCGCCAAACAAGCCTACATCGGCTTCGCCGAAGAAGACGGTGCGGAAGGTGATTTAGGCTCCCTGTTCATCGCCCCGGGTTTTGCCGCTGAATAACCCGTTCACCAAAATTAAGCGAAAACTGTAATTAATTTTCACCTATTGAAAAAAAGGATTAAAGAATGAGTAAAGCAAATTTTCCAGTTGATCCGGTCTTGACTGCCATTGCAATTGCGTATCGCAACCGCCGCATGATTGCTGATGAGGTATTACCGCGTGTTGGAGTCGGCAAGCAAGAATTTAAATACAAGGAATACGATTTGGGCGAAGGTTTTACCATCCCTAAAACGCATGTGGGTCGTACCTCAAGACCGAATCAGGTTGAGTTCGGATTTACACAAAAAGTATCTTCAACCGAAGATTACGGTTTGGATTCGCCAGTGCCGATTGCGGACATTCAGAATGCGCCGAAGGGTTACAGCCCTACAGGTCGTGCAACTGAGCAAACGACTAATCTCATCTTGTTAGATCGTGAAGTGCGTACGGCAAATTTGGTATTTAACAAAAAATCCTATGCCTCCGGTAACTATAAAAAATTGTCCGGTGCAGACCAATGGACACATGACGACTCTAAGCCGCTCAAATTATTACTTGAGTCCTTAGATAGTCTTGTGATGCGTCCGAACATTATGGTTTTGGGACAAAAAGCCGCCAGTGCTTTGCGCCAAAATAAAAGCATCATCAAAGGTTACAACGGCACGCTGGGCGATGATGGTTTAGTGCCACTTGAATACTTGCGCGATAAGTTAGAGCTTGATGCGATCTTTGTTGGTCAGGCACTGGTGAATACTGTCAACATTGCCAAAAAACCGGTGCTTGCTCACGCTTGGGGTAATCACTGCTCTCTGATTTACCGCGACAAATTGGCAGATGCCAACAGCGGTACAACATTTGGCTTTACTGCTCAATGGGGCGACCGCCAGGCATTTGAAATTTTCGACCAAGATATGGGTATGCGCGGTGGTTATCGTATCCGTGTTGGCGAATCAGTAAAAGAGTTAGTCACCGCCCGTGATTTAGGATTCTTCTTAGAAGACGTTATTTAAGGTCGCCGCATGTATATCACACTGCAACAACTGTACGAAAAGCCGGGCATTATGGAACTCGCTCAAGTCACCGCGCAGGTGGGACAACCGCCTGCCGACTGGCGAATCTGGGGTAAAATTTTGGACGGTGAAGACGTTGCTAACTTTTCACCCGCCGATGTTGAGCGGGTGAATCAAGCGATTAAACGTATCGAAGAAGTGATCGCGGATTCGAGCGCGTTAATTGACGGCTATTTGCGTCAACGTGGCTATAAGCTGCCGTTTAAGCAAACGCCGCGCATTTTAACTACGTGGGCGCGCAGTCTGGTCCGTTACTACCTGCACCAGCATTTGCCGGCAAAAGAAGCGGATAACCCGATTGTGCGCGACTACCGCGATACGCTCAAATTGTTGCAGTTGGTTGCGGAGGGTAAGTTTTCGCTCGGCTTGGAGGATGAGCTTGTGCCCGCCTCCGGTTACCCGAAATTTACCAAACGCGACCGTGTGTTTACCGCCGAGACCCTGAAGGATTACTAATGCAATACGGACCGTTTGACATTAAGCATGTGATTGAGCAGCTCAAGCCGCTCCAGCCGGACTACATCCACACGTTAGGCTCCACCGCCGAATATCGCTCCATCAGTGAGGTGAGTTTGGCGGGCTTGGCAACACCTGCGGTGTTTGTGGTGCCGAATAGCGAGGTGGGCACGCTCAATGACGTGGCGGTACGTCAAATGGTCACCGTGAGTTTCTCGGTGATCGTGATTGTGCAGTCGTATCAGTACAACGTTGAAACGCCGCATTTAAGCGTGAGTAATCCGGTTATCGGCAAAATCCGCGAGCAGTTGATGGGTTGGCGTCCGCCTGTGCCGGGAGCAAAAGAAACCTTTTTTGTGCGCGGCAACATCGTAGATTACACCAACTCTTATCTGGTCTGGATGGAGACCTACCAAACCAAAATGATCATGGGGAGAAACCGATGAAGCAAATTAAATTAAACCGACCGCACGTCCACGCAGGCGTGAGCTACGCGGCGGGCGAGGTGATTGAGGTGACCGACGCCGACGCGGTGTATCTCATCCGGCATCAAATCGGCGTAAAAAGTGCGGTAAAAAAATCGGATAAATCCGACAAGCCGACACAGTCCGAACAGCCGGCAGCCACCGAACAACAGCCCGGCGACACCGCCGAAAACACACCGTCCGCTGACGGTGAAACCGAAAATCAAAATCAAGGAGAACAATAATGGCACACGTTGAAACGTATTCTTACGGACAGGGCAAGCTCTATCTTGCCGTGCGTGACGCAACTGGCAATATCGGCGCACAACGTTGGGTCGGAGATGTGTCCGAGCTGTCTATTTCATTAACAGTGGAAAGTTTTGAACATACCGAATCTTACTCCGGCTCACGTCAGAAAGTGCGCAAAATTATCACCGGCAAATCGGGCGAAGTATCGGCTAAATTCCATGAGTTTAGCGCGGCGAATCTTGCCTTGTTATTACTTGGCGAAGCTGTAACAGTGCCGGGTGGTAGTGTAACGGGCGAAAAATTGCCGGCAGTGATTAAAGCCGGTGACCGCATTACATTAGCGCACCAAGATGTGAGCGAAGTAAAAATCGGGTCATTGGTCGAAGGTACGGATTACTCCGTAGAGCCAATTTTTGGTGCGGTGGAATTTTTGAAAGACATTGCCGCCAATACCGATACTGTAGCGTATAAATACGGACAAGTTGAAATCATTGCTATGCTCACAACCAACCCGAAAGATCTGTTTTTGCGCTATGAGGGCATTAACTTAGCCGAAAATAATGAGTGGACGGTGGTTGAGTTATACAAAATCAACTTTACCCCAACCGAAGCGTTGAGCCTCATCAACAATGAAAACTCGTTAGATGCGCTAAATACCAAAGCTACCGTGCTCGCCGACACTACCAAAGTGGGCGACGCTACGCTCGGTCGTTTCGGGCGCGTGATTAAAATCCGCAAATAATCCCCTTCCCCGGGTAATGCCCGGGGAAATCAACTCAACATAAGAATCAGGCGAAACCATGGAAAACCAAGCCACCTCCGAACTTGACATCCTCTACCCGAACCGTGACATCACCGTCGGCGGCGAAACGGTCACAGTCAAAGAATACACGCTCATCCAGCAAATGCAGCATAACGCCAAACTGGTGGCGTTTATCGCAAGTCTGCGCAATCAGTTAGCGAGCGTAGATAAGCCTGAAAATGCGCGCTGGGATGAAATCATGCAGGCGCTTGCCGACAACTACGAAGCCATTATTGAGCTGGTCGCCGTATCCATTAACAAAACCGTGGAGTTTGTGGCGAATCTTAACGCCCAAGAAGGCGAAGATTTGATGTTGTTGTGGTGGGCGGTCAACAGCAATTTTTTTACCCGAAAAGCGGTGCAACCGCTGGTCGAGGAAATAGCGCAGAACAATGCGCGTCGCCTGATTGGGGCGAAATCGTAGAGCATTTGGTAGCAAATGGTCATCAATTTAGCGAGCTGGGGCACTACACCGCCCGGCAACTCATCCTGTTTTATGAAAAATCCATGCGCCGCGCCCGCCGTGAGCGCGCCGCCCGTGCGATAGATTGCGCCGTCGGTTTTAGCGGCGGCAAAGACTTAACGAATTATATTAACGACCTGACCGCATAAAAGTGCGGTCAATTTTTAAGGTGATTTATGGCAGCCGATAACTTGACGCTCTCAATGCGCATTAAAGCCGACATCGACGAGGCGATGCGTAAATTTAAGCAATTTAAAGCGGAGATTACCGGCACCGGCACGGCAAGCGAAAAACTTGGCACGCAAGGCAGAACGGGCGCGCAAGGCTTGGGTACGCTGGATAAAGTATCGGTATTACTCAGTAAAGATCTTAAGCAAAACAAAAAAGACCTTGCCGACGTCAGCCAACAATTAAACAGCTTTAAGTCCCAATTATTAGGCTTTACGGCAATCGCCGGGGTTTCGCTCGGCGTAAAAAATATCCTGCTCGACGCCGACGCAATGACAAGCTATCAAGCGCGTATCCGTCTTGTCTCCCGCTCTAACAATGAGGCAAAAGGCACGTTTCGGGAGCTTATGGATATCTCCAATGAGACGGGCAATGCATTTGCGTCCACAGCTGAGCTTTACACCCGCGTTTACCGCGCCTTTGGCGACAAAGCCAACAGCGCGGAACTCCTGCAATTTACCCGCACCTTGCAACAAATGGTCGTGGTCTCCGGTGCATTGCCGCAGGAGGCTAACGCCGCCATTATCCAGTTATCGCAAGGTCTAGCCTCCGGCACGTTACGCGGCGAAGAATTTAATTCCGTCGCCGAACAAATGCCGATGCTTTTAGAGGTGTTGCAAAAATCCCTTGGCAAAACGCGTGGCGAATTGCGCAAAATGGCGGAGCAAGGCGAGCTCACCCCGCAGATTATCTTGAGCGCCACGAAAGAAGCAGCAGACGAAATCCAAAAACAATACGAACAAATGCCGTTGACTATCGGACGTGCCGCGAATCAATTAAGCAATAGCTGGAGCGATTGGCTTAATCAAACCAACAACACCGTATCCGTCACCGGCGCAGTCGCCGGCGCACTCTCCGGACTTGCCGGTAATCTCGACGCGCTGGGTAATGTTGCCCTGATTGTTGCTGTAGCAATGGCGTCCCGTTTTACCGCCGGCATGCTACAAAGTGCGGCAGCCATGGTGCGTAATTCCGCCGTCACAGCGGTGGCGAATCAAACACTCGTCGCCCGCGCCGCAATTGAGGTTAAAGCCGCACAAGCGGCGGTCGCCATGGCGGCGTCAACGGACAGGGCAACGCTTGCCACGGAACGTCTAACGCTTGCCAATCGCAATCTTGCGGTGGCAATGCGCGCGGCAACCTTTAGCGGGCTTGGTAGTAGCTTACTTGCTTTGGCGGGTGGTCCCATTGGGCTTGCTATCACCGCCATTTTTGGGCTGTATGCAGCATATGAATACATCCAAGGCAAAGAGCGCGAGCTGGACGAGCAATATCAACAAACCGCCAATAGTATCCAATCCAACATTGAAAAAACCGAGGCGTTAATCCAGGCGCGAACAGAGCTCGGCGAAATCGGCGGTTTTAGTGAACGTGTCAGCCAAGTCGAAACCAACAACAAAGCCATAGAAGACGCCAAGAAAGAGCTGGACGAGCTGATTAAACGTCGCGATGAGTTACAGCAACGCATGATGAGCGATAGTTTCGGTGGGTTTGTTGATCTTGACAAACTCAATGAAGCCAATGCACGCATTAAAGTGTTGACGGCAACCACGGACGAGTTATCCGACAAAACGGGCGAATTGGCAGACCGCAACCAAGAACAGCTCACCGCCGCATTTAACGCCGCGATGGAAGCGGGCGGCGAATTTGCCGAACGGTTAAAAAATCTCGGAGGCCTGGAAGCGGCAGAAACCCAAGAAGAACTGAAAAAAGCCATTAAAGCCGCCGAAGAGCAATTAAGCTCAATGGGCGGCGAATTGTCGCAAACCGAGAAAAAACTGCGCAATGAGCTGACGCAAGCGACGATGACGGCAACCGAGCAACTCGAGGCCATGAAGCAAACCTTTATCGCTTTGAGCAAACAAGCCGGCAATGCGGCGAGCCAAATGGATCCGTTTATTGACCGCATCAACATGATGATTGATTTGACAAAACAAATCGAGCAGGCAAAGCAAAACAAAAAAGCCGAATCCTGGCTTGACCGCTTAAAAGACCGTGCGGCTACGGTCGGCATGGGTACCGCGCAGAAAATCATGTATGACGCGGACAAAGAGGGACTCAACGACGAACAACGCAAACTCGCCGCACAATACGCGGCACAAATTGAAGCCGGCGAAAAAGCCAAAAGAGGCGCCCGTACAAAAACGAAAAAATATGACGCTGAAGACAAAAATCTGGCGTTAAACGTGCAGTATTTGCGCTTAACCGGGCAAGAGGTGAAAGCCAATCTTACCGACATCGAGGGGCGTTATAACAAGTTGCTCGCGGAGTTTACTAAGCACAGCAATGTGGACGGGATTAATCTGATTAAAAAAATCCTTCCACTTGAGCAAGCCAAAGCGCAAGTGGACGGCGTGCAAAATGAGATTAACCGCTTGTATCAAAATCAGAGCACGCAAGAGCAACGTATTCAGGCGCAGGTGCAGGTTGGGTTAATTAGTCATCTTGAGGGGCAACAGCGGCTGAAAGCAGTGTATGCAGAAACCGTGGCGGAGCTGGAAAAACAAATCCCGGTGCTCGAAAAGCTCGCTCAAATGCCGGGGGCGCAAGGCGAAGCGGCGAAAAACTCGCTGGAAGACATGAAGCTCAAAATTGCCGAGCTCAAAAACGCAGGAAACGACCTTGAAAAGGCGTTTAAAGAGGGGTTAACACAAGGGATTCAGACCTCCATTGTGGGCTTGGCAAACGGCACGATGACGCTACGTGACGCGCTCAAAAACCTTACCACAACCATTTTAAACGCCATGGTGCAAATCGCGGCGCAACAGCTCGCCATGCAAACGAGCAGTGCGGCGAGCGGTTGGTGGAGCGCTATTGCTAGCGCGTTTTCCAGTGTCGGCGGTCATGCTACGGGAGGTCCGATTCGTGGACCGGGTACAAGTACATCCGATTCTATTCCCGCCCGTCTTTCGGATGGCGAATGGGTGATTCAGGCGTCGGCAGTATCGCACTACGGACACGCGTTTATGGACGCCATCAACAACAAGCGCCTACGCAAACTTGCCACCGGCGGACCTGTATCCGTCCCGCCGGTGCCGAGCTACCGCGAGCCGGGTTTAAGTGATTCCCTGCGCGACGGTCGCGCAGGAACACAAGTGGTGGCGTCACCGGTCAACATCCAGCAAACTTTGGCAGTTGACAGCGCGGAGTTATTTACCGCTGGGCTCAAGACCAACGCGGGCAACAAGGCGGTATTAACCATGCTCCGTGCCAACAAACAAACGATAAAAGATATTTTAAATTAAGGGGTTATACATGGCATACAAAACCGGCACCGCGCAAAATGAGCGCGATTTGCTCGACATTTTAAACAAGTTTTTGACGACCGACCCAACGCTTGTCGCTAACGGGCAGGCGTGGACGGTGCTACTTGATAAAACCGTCGCCGCTACAGCAACAGAAGTGGCGAAACGAAAAATCGTATGGAAATCCACCGGCACGGGCGTTGAACAAGATATTTATGTGATGTGTGAAACCGTCAACAATATCGCCTCCGATATTTACAACCTCAACTTTTTCGGCGGTACGTTTTTTAATTCGGCACTTGTTGCCGGTGACAATGTGCAAGCGGGTATGATTAATCTTTCGCCGGGCGTAGTGTTATTTGCTGACGCGCGTCCGATTGATTATTACATGATCGCCGATGGGCGTTGCTTTAAAGTAGTGACGCGTATCTCTAATGTGTGCTCCAGTGCTTATTGTGGTTTTATTCTGCCGACGGTTGCGCCGACGGAATACCCGTACCCGCTTTGCATTGCCGGCACCGCTCCGACAAAAACGCCGATTAACAGTAGTAATAGCCCGATTTTGTTGCGTTACTCCAACATCGAGTCTTACAACTCCTCTATTGTAGATCCGCTCAGTGGCAACTGCTGGCTATTTACACCCGACCAGAGCTGGCGCGATTTTAGTGGCTCAAATTACAGCAGATATAGCAATGATTCGCACGCTCAAGTGCTTTATCCGATGGCGATTTCACAAAAACACACATCCCGCAACTGGGCGACACTTAAAGCGGTGACTGCATCACCCGGCGGGCTTTACCCACTTTATCCCGTAGAGTTTATCGGGCTGGTTGATGGCAGTCAGGGTATTAACCGTTGGGGCGCGTATGACGGCATTTATTGGATTCCTGGCGTGCAACGCGCAGTGGGTGATGAGGTGACATTGCCAAACGGTAATAAAGGTGTGGTGTGCAACGGGGCGTTTCGCACCACAACAACGGACTATTTTGTTTTAGAGCTTGGAGCATAACATGGCATATCAAACGGGCACCGCGACTAATGTCGCTGATTTACTTGGCAAGCTCGCCGAGTTTGCCGCCCCACTTAATTGGGTAATTCAAAAAAATGCTGAGAATGCGCTTTATTTAAGCAATGCCGATGGTTATTGGGCGCTAGAGTTTAAAGACAATATGCTGTTTGTGATTGCCGGCACCGGCGTTGATAAAAACCGCGACTGTTTTAATCAGCCGGGGGCATCATGCAATAATTCTTACCGCAAAACTAAAACCCGCACATCGCATTTGCAAAACGGTAATTTTGTCAGCTATGACTTTTTTGGCACGGCGCAATATTTGCATGTGTGTGTGCAATATCAAGCGGAGCGATTCCGCCATTTCGGTCTCGGCACACTCAACAAAGAGGGGCAATACACCGGCGGGCAATATGCTTTAGGAACAACAATTAATAATAGTAGTTATGACCGCCCGCGACTAAATAGCAGACATACTTTCGGCATGTCGTCCGGGGATGATGATTACGGTCCGGTTGTCCGTGCTGACAATATCGGCGGGGATACCCGCACACCGTGGTATTTTTGTGCCGATTCCCGCTATGAGTATTCGCTTTCCGGCTCTGAGACCGGCTGTTACATGCTCACCAATGGGCGTACCGATGACCATGCGCATAGCCCTGACCGAATGTTATTAACGCACAGCCAGAGCAAATTCGGGCAACTTGCAATACCGGTGCCGAATGCGGCGATTGCGCAATGCAAAGATAATTTATTCCGCCGCCTCGGCACCGTACCGGACCGCTACGAATGCAAAATTGTCGGTATCGTGCCGCGTCAAAAATTACAAATTAACGGCGAGACATGGATGTTTATTCCGAGCGCGCAATATCAATCCGCGGCAACAACGATTGCCGCTGAAGGAAATGACAACTCCGGTGAGTACGGCGTGGCATACCGCATTATTGAGTAATCCGCATGGCAAAGATTAACGGCTATAAGATTTCAAGCAGTGCGCCCGCGCAAATTAAAGATACCGGCTATCTTGACGGCTTGATGACGTATCGCGGGGCGGATTCTCGGCTTGTTGCACAACATGCAATAACTGCCGGGCAGATTCACGCGCGCAATGTTAAAAATCAGACGTTGGGCGCGCAGGCGTATGTTATCCCTAACTATTACGCCGACTTATACAAACGCATTATCGTTATCCCGCACACCGTTAATCTTGGCTCAATCTCTACTGACCAGACTTTCGGCGTGCAAGTCTGGAACGCCAATAAAAGTGCGGTCAAGCTGTTATCTGTTTCCGTCGTCGGTGGCGAGGGAATTACGTTAGACGGTCCGACCTCCGGCACATTTAATGCGTTGGCCCTTAAAAAATGGACGGTTAAAGTCGGTATGCAGGGCGCGCCTGTGATTGATTGCGTGGTGACGTTTAATTTTCTGGGTAAAAATCCCGTTACGTTGCGCATTACAGGCAGTCGTTCTACCGACTGGTCGTTTATGCCCGACTGGTCGGAAGATGTAACCGAGAGTCTTGAGTGGCTCACCCGCGTGCATCAATCGGTGACAGCCGCCGAGCAACGTATCGCGCGCCGCTTGAGCCCGCGCCGCACGTTTGAGTTTAAAGTGAGTTTTTCGGAGGTTGAGCGCCAGTTGTTTGAGTCCGCACTTTACGGATACGGCTCGCGCGTTTGGTCACTACCGATTTTTACGGATTGTGCAACGCTGTTACAACCCGTGCAACAGGGTGCGGTGGATTTGGCTATCAATACGACAGGTTATGATTTTGCCGTCGGCGGTCGCGCAATTTTGATGACCGGAAGCAACAAGGAGATGATTGAGATCACTGCGCTGGAGCCTGGCAAAATCACGGTTAAACGCCCGATTGTCGGCAATTACGATCAGTCCTTTACATCCATTTATCCGCTCCGCTCGGCGGTGCTCACTGATATGCCGCAAGTGCGCCGTTTAAGTGATAACGTCTCTACTGCACAAATCCGTCTGCAACTGCAAGAACACAACGGCTGGAGTGATGATGTGAGCCACTTGCCGACATATCGCAATCACCCGGTGCTGGAGCCGACAAGCGAATGGTCGGAAGACATCACGGCGCAATATGCGCGGCTGATTAAGACGCTGGATAACGAGACGGGCTTGCCGTACCGCTTAGATACGGCAAACAAGGCTATGCAAATCACCGCCCACCGCTTTGTGGCAAGCGGGCGGGAAGAACAACGCAAGCTCCGCAATCTGTTTTACTACCTGCGAGGTCGCCAGCGCGCCATTTGGGTGGCGACATCAAGCACAGATGTCACCCCTGTGGGCGACATTGTCGGAAAAACTTTAGATATTGCTTACATCAACTACACGGGAGCATTGCAAAAACAGGCGGGGCGTCAAGACGTGCGCATTGAGTGCACGGGCGGACGGGTGTTTTATCGTCGTATTGTGTCATCAAACGTAATTGACTCAGTTACCGAGCGGCTGGCGTTTGACGGTGACACACTCAACATTAAGCAAGCGGAGATTCTCAAGATTTCGTACTTGACACTTTCTCGGCTGGAGAGCGACACGGTGAGCTGGGTACATCACACTGACGCGGACGGCGCGGCAACCGTTACGGTGAGCTTTCACGGGCTCCGCGACGAGTTGGAGCCGTAAAACGCCGGGGAAAAACGACCGCACTTTTAAAGAAAGTTTAAACAGGATTTAAAACATGAGCTATTTAGACAAAACGCATTCCGTCGCAGACGGTCGCCCGGTTGACTTGTATCAGTTTACGCGCGGCGAAAACGAAAAAATCTGGCGCTTTTGCAATGCCGACAAAGATTTAGAGATTAACGGCGAAAAATGGCTTGCTTCAGCGATTTCAGACGCGCGAGACGGCGGAGGCGACGGTAAAGTTACGCTCAGCATGCCGAGCAATAACCCCGTGGTGCGTCTGTATCGCGGATTGCCGCCAAGTCAAACCGTTAAACTAACAATTATGCGGTTGCATGAGGATGACAAAGAGATTCGCATTGTGTGGATTGGCACGATTACGGAGGCAAGCCGTCCGGATATTCACACCACCAATCTGACCTCGGCGGCGCTATCGGAAACGATGGAGAGCGCGGGCTTGCGGCTTACGTGGGGGCGTAACTGCCCGTACACGCTTTATGATGTGGATTGCAAAGTTAAGCCCGGTAATTTTGTCGTCGCGGGGCTCACAATCAGCGCCATGGACGGTGTATCAATCACCGTGGATTTACCGCAAAACCTGCCTGCGGGCTGGTTTAATGCGGGTTTTATTGAGTGGCAGGATGACGGTGTGCGCGAGGTGCGTGCAGTGACCGTTCATCAAAATAATAAACTGACGCTCATGGGCGGCACGCAAAAGCTTTCTGTTGGCACAGTCATCAAAGTGTATCCGGGGTGCGATGGGCGTGCATCAACATGTTTGAGCAAGTTTAACAATATGCTTAATTTTGGCGGCATCCCACATATGCCGATTAAATCGCCGTATGACGGCTCACGGGTGTTTTAATAAGGATAAATTATGTACGAGTCAATCGCATGGGCAATCGTCAAAATCGTCGCTTGGGCGGTCGCCAGTTATTACATCAATCAAGCGCTCAACAACAAGCGGGGCAACAGCAACAACCCCGAAGCCGTGAATAGCAAAGATTGGAATTTTCCGCAAATCGACGAAGGCACGCCGCAGTGCGTATTTTTCGGCGACTGCTGGACTGAGGATTGGCAGGTGCTGGCATACGGCAACTACCGCACAACCGAAATCAAAAAAGGCTAAAAGTTATGGACAAGATGACTATCACAATGCAAGACATGCGCCGGGTAGATTTCTGCGCCGCCGGTGTGGAGGCATTTTTTGTGCGCGAGGGCTTGGATTATGCCGATTTTTTGGCGCATGGTATTGATTCCGACGTGCTTTTAAATACGGGTAGTGTGTTTGCCCGTAAATGTGTGACAGCGGCGCTCGAGGCGCGCAAAGGAGATAAATAATGGGCGGTAAACGTAAGGGCGGACAGGTCACGGTTGGTTACCGCTACTATTGGGATATTCAATCGGGGCTTGGGCGCGGTCCGGTCAATGAGATTGTCGAGATACGCGTGGATGACAAAACGGCGTATGTGGGAAAGCCAGGCGAAATCACCCAATCGCAGGCGATTTTTATTGATAAGCCTGGTCTATTCGGTGGCGACAATACGGGCGGCGAAGGTGGGATTCAGGGACGAATGGAAATCCTGATGGGTGAGCCCGACCAAAAACCGAGCCGTATGCTGATTAATCTGCTAAAAGGCATAATGAATCCGGCATTTCGCAACAAACCTGAGTGGATGGTTCGAAAACGCATGAAACTGCCGGAGTATGCCGAGCAGGATAGATTTTTTGCAAACGGCGACATCATTCCGGGCGAATTAGATCCGAAAGACCAAATCCCCGGCTTTCGTGGGATTGTGACGACGGTGTATAGCGGGCTAATCAGTTGCTATAACGCGTATCCCAAAAAACACAGTTACCGCGTGCGCCGCACGGATAAAGGCTGGCATGGCGGCGCGGTATGGTACCCGGAAAAAGCTAAAATCCTGCTACGCAACGACAACCTCAAAATCAAAGGGTTGACACCGGAGCAAGAAGAAAATGTACGCCAAATCCACGCCATGAATCCTGCGCATATCCTCGTCGAGTGCGCCACGAATAAGAGTTGGGGCGGTAAAAAAGACCTTGCTGACTTGGATTTAGATAGCTACAAAAAAGCCGCCGACACGTTGTATGACGAGGGATTCGGCTTATGTATCCGCTATAACCGCCAAACCTCAATCAAAGAGTTCATCCAGCAAATCGTGGACCACATCGGTGCAGCACAATACGACAATATTGAGACGGGCAAACAGGCGATTAAACTGATTCGACACGACTACAAGCCCGAGGATTTACCACTGTTTACGTATGATAACGGGATTCTTTCCGTGCTCGATGATGACAGCGCGGCAACCGATAAGCAGGCTAATCAAATCATCGTTAAATACCGTGAGCCGGTGACAAACCGTGATGACCAAGCCATTGCTAATAATATCGCCGCAGTGCAAATGCACGGAGTTATCAGCAAGACGGTTGAGTATAAGGGCATTCCGACGTTTGATTTAGCGGCCCGCGTTGCACAGCGCGACTTGGAGATGATTGCAAGCGGCTTGACGCGGCTCAAGATTACATTTGATATGCGAGGTTCCGAGCTCCGCCCGGGTGATGTTATCCGGGTTAATCTGCCGGAGCGTGACATCGTGGACGTAGTCTTCCGGGTGGGCGAGCTTAAAAACGGCAACGAGGGCGAGATTGTCGCTACTTGTCTGCAAGATGTGTTCGGACTGCCGGCGGCTAACTACTCTACGCAAAAAGGCGAGTCACTTTATATCCCGCCTGATTACACCGCCAAGCCGATTGAGCGCGCACGGCTGTTTGAGGTGCCGTATCATGTGCTTCCTCTTGTATTGACGGACGCGGAGATGGCGTATGTTAAGCCGACAGACTGCTTTGTTTGGAGCATGGGCGCGCAACCGACCGCACTTTCTGTTGGCTATGATATGTTAGTTGACGCAGGCGCGGGTTACGCGCAAACCGCGACAGGCTCATTTACCCCGTATGTTGAGCTGGTCGGTGATGTCACGCCGTATCAAACAAACATTAAGTTTAAACTTGATGGTGAGTATTCCGCGTTGTCCGGGGCGCTGGCGCTCATCGTTGATGATGAGATTATCAAGATTGATTCAGCGGATTTTAAAACCGGCACAATGACGGTCGGACGCGGGTGCGCAGATACTATCCCGCAGGCGCACAAAGCGGGTGCGCTGGCGTGGTGTTATCTGCTCGCCGCCGGCACGGATGAGACTAAATACACCGTGGGCGAGCAAATCAAAGCTAAATTACTCACCCGCACCGCGCAACAAACGCTCGACGAGAGCAAGGCGGACGTGTTGGCAATCACAACCCAACAACGTCAAGCCCGCCCCTACCCACCGGGCAACGTGCGCTCGGACGGAAATCTTGGCGACACTATCGCCGACATTGCCGCGTTTAAGCTCACATGGGCACACCGCGACCGCGACGTGCAAGCGGACAAACTGATTCCGCACACCGACGGCAGCACGGTGTTGGGTGCGGGCGTGAGTTACAAAGTGGACTTGTTAGACGGCGACACTGTAGTGCGCTCAATCGACACCACAGCGACCAATTTTGCTTACCCGGACGACAAAAAGGTGGACGGGGAGCAGTTTAGTCGCGTGGCACTTTACAGCGTCAAAAACGGCTTGCAGAGCTTGCATCGTTATGTGCTCAAAGTCGGCGGCGCGCTTACACTGCTCCATAAATTTGACTATGAGGCTACGTGGACTTCCGGCGACCGCGCATTTAATCGCTATAACGACGGCTATTTTGGCGGTTTGGGTTATCTGATGTTAAGTAGTAGCGCACCAAGTTACGACATTTACAATGATTACCCCGTGCCGGCGGGGCAATATGCCCGCTTTGTGTTGGATTATAAGATTTTGACGTATAACCAGCGTAGCGGCAAATGCCGGGTGATTGTGCAACTGCTCAACGGCGCAAGCGTGGTGCAATCATACGAGTCGGAGCTGATGGGCGACTGGCAAACTAACGACTGGCATCCGCAACAAGTTAGCGGCGCACTGCCGCCTGATGTGACAACCATCCGCTTTAAAATTGTGCCGGAGGCAGGTATTAGCAGTAACGCGCTGACATTTAGAGACATCACAATTCGCGTTGGGGAGGAGTAGCTTTCAAAACACCGTAAAAATTGACCGCACTTTTAGATGAATTGACAACAAAAACAGGTACAAAATAATGCCAAACAAACAAACAAACAAACAAACAAACAAACAAACAAGGATGTAACTATGTTTAAACAAGCCCCGCTACCCTTTGTCGGTCAAAAGCGCATGTTTTTGAGCTATTTTAAAGCCATTTTAGATGAGCAGATTCCGGGCGATGGCGAGGGCTGGACGATTATTGATACGTTCGGCGGCTCAGGCTTACTGAGTCATGCCGCCAAACAGATCAAACCGCGCGCCCGCGTGATTTACAACGACTTTGACGGTTACGCTGAGCGCATTAAACATATCGACGACATCAACCGCTTACGCCGTCAAATTGCCGCGTTATTAGCGGATGTCCCTCGTCAAAAACGCGTCACCGACAAGGCGCTCAAAGCGCAGATTATTGATACAATCAAAGCGTTTGACGGTTATGTGGATTTAGCCTCGCTTGCAAGCTGGCTGTTGTTTTCCGGGCAACAAGTCGGCACGTTTGAGGAGTTGTGTAAAAAGGACTTCTGGCATTGCGTCCGCGCGTCAGATTACCCGTCCGCCGACGGTTATTTGGATGGCGTTGAGGTGGTGTCTGAGTCGTTTCACACGTTACTCCCGCGCTTCACCGCTGACCCGCAAGCGGTGTTTGTGTTAGACCCGCCTTATTTATGCACTAAGCAAGAGAGTTACAAACAGGCGCGTTATTTTGACTTAATCGACTTCTTGCGATTAGTCAATATCACCCGCCCGCCGTATATCTTCTTCAGCTCGACTAAATCGGAGTTTGTGCGATTTATTGAGTACATGCAGGAGGATAAAGTGGACAACTGGCAGGCGTTCGACGGCGCGCAACGGATAGCGATTAAGACGTCACTCAACTATCACGGCGAGTACGAGGACAATCTGGTTTATAAATTCTAACTCAAAGCCCTTTAAACACTGTTTAAGGGGCTTTTAAATATTTACACAAAATTGACAAAATAGTGGTTGCTATATTATATCGTACGATATAATATAGACCACGTAAGCAAGAGGGACGCGGCGCCAAAGCTTACAACACCATCAACCAGCCGCAGGAGATAACAAAATGACAGAAAAAGAAATCAACGAAATGTTAAAAAATGCCGGAATCAATGGCTATGCAAACGAGTGGAACGGCAAACGAATCTATATCAATCTCAACAGTAAAGATCGATCTTTTGCAGGTGACCGAAACTGGCAGTTATATTTTGATATTGCATCAAACAGCTTAGTATCCAAAAATGTTAAAGGTACATGCACAAGCGCATTTGTTGCAGATGTCAAAAAAGTCGAAGCGATTTTCAATTAATAAATAAAAGCCCGCCGCAAGGCGGGCAATAACCAAAGGAGAAACAAAATGGCACAAGTTACACAAATCCCTGTTCAATTTGATATTTGGGATACATATTACACAATCACTGATCACGGTGACTGGATGGTGGTAGAGATACCTTGCAGAGAGTACGAGGATAAAAGAGATTGCAACAATTGGGGACTTGGCTCATACACAGAGAAAGTGACCGACGACAAAACAATTGAACTATTACGCAAAATAGCGGAAAACAATCAAATTGCGTTATATCCGAAAAATGGACAACCGGTAGCATTTGAGATTGTAGAGATTATAGCCGGCATACCACAAAGCAACGGCTGGATGGTGGACGATTTTGAATAACGGTAAAACCGCCTGCGGGCGGTTTTTTAAGGAGTAAAAATGGCAGAAAAATACATCTATCATGTCACTACAACAACCGGGCACACGCGCAAAAGCCCGCGCTCGGAAATCTCGGCGGATACATCCGCACTTTTAAAGCCATGGCTTGATGATATGTTTAAAGGCATATTGCGCGGCGTCTTTAAGACGGATTACGCTTGCAAGTGTAACTTTAGCAATACAAATCTTGCGGAGTTTGAGATTGTGCGACTGGATGACGCACTCAATCATACGACGCTTGTTAAGTTTGTCGTATGCCGTCGTTCTGCGCGTAAAGCACAGGCGTGGGCGATTGTTGATGGCAAGGGTGAGCCACCAAACGTGCCGTTCTGCGCTGTTAAGCTCTACACGGACAACGTGACAATTCAGGATATGCTTAATATGCCACTATTTGCCGACCTAGAGCGGTGTGTAGCGTGGGCCTGGCTTGAGCAATAAAAAGAGGGGGCAATTATGGGGTACAAAAAACTTGCAGATAGCACTAAGCGTCTGATTAGCCAAAATGCCGGCAATTACAACAAAGCAAACTATAAGCAAATCAAGTTCCAACTTCGCCCGGAGGTCGTGACTGAGTTTGATGAGCTATGCACAACAGAGGGCGTTTCCAAGGCGGAGATGTTCCGCAAGCTTTTAAGTCTTTACAAAACTTTACAAAATAGTGATTGA